GGGAAGAGTAATCGATGATGTCAGATGCAGGACCAAACAACATCATGATCCGTCCTTGTTGGAACTCGTTTCCGTTGACCTCTGCGCGAACGCAGTAGGTGCCACGAAAACCCATATAGCCTGCAAGCTTCTGCGAGACTAGAGGGACGGAAATGTGGTCATCCGGGACATTGATTGTCGCAACCAATGAACTTGAAGACGTGATCGTAGTATCGCCGACCTGTATGGGCTTGCAGAGAAAGTCAGCGATGTTTTGGTCGTAATGTGTCCGGTTCAACGCAGCTAGCGGACCCGTGGCTGGCAAGGCGCGCGGTTTCGCTGTGCTTTGTTCTCGATCGGACACGAAGGTCGTTGTCGACGCTTCAGTGCGCTCATTGCTGGGCGCTGGTTTTGCGTTTGATTCGTTTTCGTTTGTGCGAATTATCCACCGCCAGACTGCACAAGGTACTGGGGTTTTGTCGGTCCACTCCTTTCCGTTGGTGTGGAGGTAAGGGGAAACACCCCACGGGAGGAAGCAGATGCAGAGCGTCTCCGACATTTTCTCTGCATTGCCTTCGCCATTGCGGCGAGGTAATCCTCTGTCACTGGCTGGCCTGCCATGAGCGGGCCCAGCGGAGGACGGCAAGCCTGGTTTGGGCAGCCTCCACTGGCGGGACTTTTAAAGCAACTTGATAACCCTTGAAGAACTTCGGAGCCCATTCCGCCCAGACTTCATCTGAGTGGAGAGAGAGCTCACCAATGGCTGATCGCCAATTGGAGATGGAGATTTGGTGGTTGATATCTCCCTTCTTCGAATACAGGGCCATGTCGATAATGACCGACATGTCGATTGGAGCAACCCACATCCCGATGGTGGGCTCGAATCGCGCAGTTCGCTTCAAGAACGACAGCTGGTGGACCGGACGGAACTCCGTTCCACATGGGGTCTTATCAGCAGCTGTGTAAATGACACCCAGAGAGGCGAACTCTTCCGCCACTGCCTTAGGGGTAAACTGGTGGGCAATGGCAGGGACAACCGTCCAACGGTTGTCGTCACCAAGAGCCTGCAGAGCAACGCAGGACTTAAAGTGACTAAGGTCTGGGTCCACCCGCTTCACGTATACGTACCGAAAAGCGGTCTTCAGGTACAGTGTAGTGAAGAGTGAGGTGAGAAAAATGCCGGAGGGATCACCAGTGCGCCAACGGACGAGAATTCCGTAGGGCTTCTTTTGGGTCAGGATGGCGAGAGGCACATCCTTGGGAGTTGGGATTCTTCCAGCGTTGGTCATTCGAACTTTCCACGCTTCGACATCGGTCTTTATCTTTTCTATATCGTATTGATGTTCAAGGTGGGTAGAATTGCACATCTGTTCGACGAGGGTCGTACGAACAAGGCAATTCTCAGGGCCATCATCATAGAGCTTGTTGATGGCCTCACAAAGGTATCGCATGACGCAAGGGGGGAACGTGGAGTCACAATTCTTGATGTCACCGTCAAATCCAACGGTGTTCTTATCAAGGAGCTGTTGAATCATAATATGTGATTCCATGCTGTAGACATTGATGCCGACAGCGCTTTCATTGCGTATGCGACCCTTGGTGAACAGACACACGAAGGCACCAAAGTACCGACGCATGATGAGGTATTGGACGAGATTGGCAGGGAAGATGCCACGAGTCTCGCCGGCTTCGACGCGCGCCCATTTGCGGCGCTCGTCCTTGCACACATCCATGAGAATCACCTCAGGAATCTCGCCCTTAGAGTAGCTTTGCAGGGCGGGAACAAGGTGTTCATCGTGGAAGGTGCGCCATTGGGGACCATCGATGTTGAAGAGGTTTGAGTTGGGTCCAAGGATGTCTTTCTTTCCACCAATCTTCATGTCGAGGACGAAGGGGTAGCCAGGTGACGTTCCAAATGGGATGGAACTGATCTGACCGGGGATGCCTTTGACACATTCCTCCCATGTGAGGAGTCGGAGAGGTATGTGGGCACGTTCATCAATTGGGATGACGCGCATGCAGTCAAAAACTGCATCGTGGGCACAGTAGCGCAGGCGCTCTTCGTCATCAGGGAGGATGGCGGACGGAAAGATGTCGTAGGGCTGGTGGAG